CTTTAGCTCGGCATCCGCCAATTCTAAAGAGCGTGAGTAGATAGAAGTCCCGTCATAAGCGGGGAGGTCCACCACTGAAACATCGTAAAGTCGATCGATGCTTTCGATTTTTCTTAGTGGAACCTTAGCGCTTCTATCCCAGCTTTGTTTTGCAACAGTGAAGGCAAAACTCATCTTATCTAAAAGCCCGGCGCGGACCATCTTGTACACGTCCTCATTTGAGTGTGTATCCAACAGTTCTGCGTGAACCTTTAAACCATGTTCGTCTATGCTAAGAGTCAAAGACTTATTCTTTGTCCTAGCCAGAATCAAGAAGGAGTCCATGTGGTTGTACTTGAGCGGGACATCCCTCATCTGCGTGTTGGCGAGTGCCTCTGGAGTTACGATTTCCCTGAATACTCTTTCCTCATCGCCGATCAATGTTTCCTGATTGAATACTATTGCGTATCCCTCGAGGATCATTTTGCCTTCGGTTTCTTCAAATCTAACCTCGGCAAGTCTTGTTTCTTTATTGTTCATCTTCCGTGTCCTCCTTTGATGAATTTTCGTCTTCGTTCACTTGATATTTGTTCGCCTTAGATGCATCGACATAATTCAGAGACTGTAATCTCTTGTCCCCGCCTTCTACTGGCTCCAAGCCTAATAAAGACCTGGATTCATTAAGCGACATGATTCCAAGCCCCATGAGCTTTTCAATTGCACCAACTTTTGTATTCCAAGATGCATATTGAAGCCTCTCAGAAAAGAAGATGACTTCCTCTCCTCTTTGAAGCTGACCCTCCGTCAACAGTCCTAAAGAAAAAGCCTCGCTCAGCTGAATTGCGATAGGTTCTATCGTTGCCTCATAAAAGGCATTGAACTGATTTTCATCATAGCTGTTAGCAAAAATCTCAGGACTTACTCCAAAGTAATCTAGGATTTTGCTTTGAATGAATGAAAGTGTCTTCTCATCCACTAGCTTTGGATCAACTGAAAGCGGGACATAATCAGCTTTGCCGTCAATCGGAATGACAGAAGAATCAGCCTTCAAAGCCGTTTTGATGAGTCTGTTGAACTCATCGACCTGTTTCTGCTTATCCGTTTCTTTGAGCATTCCGTTTATCTTTAAGAGCCCTTTAATCTGAAACGATGAATAAACAGCACCTTCAATACCTTGAAGCAATGCATCATTGATTTTTAGTGTCTTTAAAATTGCCTCATGGCTTCCGCTGCTTGAGTTTCCTCCAAAGATCTCGTCCTTCCCATAAAACCTCTTTATGTGAATCACGTTCTCATAAGGGGTCAAATAAGAATTCCCCGTTTGAAAATAGAACTTCAGATAAAGTGAACCATCGCTGAACTCGACTGGTTCGACGATGGTAGGATTCAATGGGTAAAGACCCACCAAGTGATAATCCGATTTATCGTAAAGCGGATAAATGAAACAGTTGTCATTAAGCAAGAGCAAAGTAACAGCCTTATACAAGAATTGATAAGGAGTCATTATTTCATTTGGCTTAAACTTCAATGCAAATTCCAAGTCACCAGTCTTTTCAGTTTGCTGTCCTTTTTCATCTTTTTTAACGTGTCGCATCTTCAGCTTCCCGCATGCTGATGCAACTCTATCTATACAAATCGTTACGACATCACTATTAGTGATATTGTTTCCAAAAGGTACTAATGGAAGCTTGATATCATTAAGCAACTGGAACGCCTGTACAGGTTCTTGAGTTTTCTTTTTTCGTTTGAACAATCCCATAAATACCTCCTAACTCATCATGTTTTCGTATTCGATCTTGTGTCTATTCAAAATTGTATAGGCGATGATCAATGCAACTGCACCATCGATTCGCTTGTACTTTGAATTCAGTTTGCAAGGCTGAATATTTCCGTTTATATCGACCTTTGCCTGAGTGTTTGCAAGGCACCATTTAAGAATTGGATTGTCATCATAAACTACGATGTGATTCTTTAAGTCAGCTTCAAGCTGCTTCATCGGCTCAGACAAAGAAAAGACGCCTTGCCTTACTTCTTCCATATCAAACCCTGAGTCTTTCATCTCGTTGACCCAGTACCTTGAGTTCCATGGATCATACCCGACCCAGAGAGGCCTGACTCCATAGTCATAAACCATGTCCTTGAACCACTCTGTCACCTTTGTAAAGTCGTTTTGGCTCCCTTCCGTCAAGGTCAGAAGTCCTCTTTTAACCCAGATGTCGTATGGGACATTGTCCTCTTCTTTTCTCTTTTCGATAACCTCGCTTGGCATGAAGAAATGCGGGATCACATACTTCTTTCCGTTCTTTATAACAACAAGAACTGCTGCGGTAAGGTCAGTAGTCGACGATAAATCAACTCCGCCTATCGCATAGTTGTCAGACAAGTCTTTAAGTTCATACTTTTCCTCATTGTTTAAATCATCGAAAGTAAGCCACGATCCGCTTTCTAATTGCTTAATGTTAAAGTCTTTGCATAACATCGTCAGTCTAGTTGAAAGATCGTTTTTTGCTTTATTCATAATGTCCTCTAGATAGGAATACATCTTTACCGTCCCTAGAGATGGATTTGACTTTTGCCACGACTGCTCGCTTGCATAGATTTCCTTTTCGGAATCCTGGGTATAAAGCCAAGGCAGCAATCTTTCGTCATTGATTTCGCCTTTGATTATCTTCCTGCAGTATTCGAGCTTCTTTTCAAGGAACCCTCCCACCACATTTCCTTCAGTAGTAATGATGAAGATAAGCGGCTGCTTCTTGGTCGATTGAGACTGCTTTATTGCGTCATAGACCTTCGAATCAGTCATCTGATGGACCTCGTCGATGCATCCAACTTCTATGTTGTAGCCATCAAGATTTCTCGACTGGGCTGATAGCTTCTTGATTTTGTTCTTAGTCTTGGGAGAGTAGATATGGTAGATGTTCTTTCTACTTCTGCTTGGCTTTGAAAGGGCACGAGACTGTTCCCTCATGTTGTTGATTTCATCAAATAGGATCGATGCCTGATCGTTGGTGTTTGAGGCGCAAACAATGTCCACTCCGCCGCGCGACAGGAAAAACTCGGCCAGATCGATTCCGGCCACGAATGTCGTCTTGCCGTTTTTTCTAGCAACAAGAAGCACCACCTCGTTGAACCTTCTTAGGCCTGTTGCCTTGAACTTAAAGCCATAGGCGACCTGAAGAATCGTCTTTTCCCAAAGCTCAAGAATAAAGGGCTTCCCGTTAAACGGCGACTTCGTATGCCTGCAGAACTTCTCAATGAAATCAATTCTCAGGTTTCCGGGCTTTTCGTCATAAACGTATCTGGGATCAGAGAGGTCCTTCACAAGCCCCTCGATGACCGCCATCAATTCCTGGCCTATGATGATTTCCCTGTTCTTGGCTTTTTCGTAGTATTCAAGAAGATAGTTACTCATTGGACTCGCTAATGAACTCATCGAATTCGTCATCCTCGTCGATGTTGTCTTTCCCTATGATGGCATTCAAGGTCCTGATTATGCTTTGGTACACCGAAAGGCTTTGAAGATAAGTCTTATAGTAAAGCGACTGACGCACATTCCCTTTACTAGACCTTTCAACGGATCCATATCTTTTCACTTTATCTTCGATGCCTGTGAGCTCAACTTTAAGGAAAGCGGCCTTCAGTATAAGGTCATCTACCAGTTCGGCTTTGGTTGGCTCCACGTTTTGAAACAAAGCCTTCAAACGTGCGTATTCTGCGCTGATTTTATCTTCCACGATTAATTCCTCCTATAACTAAAAAAGAGCCCTAGCGAGCCCTTTGTTGCGATTTGCCTTTTGTCTTTATTCCTCAGGCTTTTCAAATATTTTTCTTGGAACCAGTAGAGCGTTCCCGACATACTCTTTATCAAATAAGATGGATGCAAGCCTATTTCTTTTAAGTCCTATAAGCAGTCCTTCTTCATTTACAACCGTCAGGAAATCAGGAAGTATCTCTGATCCGATTTCAATGTATCCATCAACCGCCTTTTGAAGTTCTTTCAAAGAGAAGTATTTTCCGCTTGGCTTTATGAGCTTCAGTTCCGTTGGCGTGATCATTAAGGCAGCATCCTTAGCTCTAATTCTGCTTAGGAAGATTCTATAAGGAAGCACGACTTTTACATTGCACTCATCGCAGCATGTCTTTCCCGCAATCGGAAACGGATTGTTGCCATGGCCTTCGATTTCTTTACCGCAGATACAGCATTTCATTTTTCGCCTCCTTCTTTCATCCCTTCAGACAAGCCGAGCTCGTAAGCCTTCTTCATCGCAGCTTCAAGTCCCCAGACCGACACATCGATGAAATCAAGCGAATCGCTCATTCTCTGCTCAAATGTTTCGAATGTGACGAAGTTTTCCTTTGCAATCCTTGTCAGTTCTTTTCTTAGTTTTTTCTCTGTCATACTCTTTTTTCCTTGCCTTCACACCTTTCTCTACTTTATTTTGAAAAGTTCGACTGGCATGTAGCTTGTGTATCTTGGATAGTCGTAGCCTTCGCTTTCAACCAAGATGCCATAGTCATAGCCTTCGCAAACAACGAAGATGCAATGCATGC